AGTATGGGCTAAACCAGCTGTTGCTTCTGTAGAAATGATGCTTGCTAAGAGAGGAATGTCAGCTTCTACAGTAGGAAGAGATTCTCTATTAAATGCTATTATACAGTCAGCTATACCAATTGCTCAAAGTAATGCACAAGCAATACAATCTAGTGTCGCTCAACAAAAAGACATGGAGTTTAGAGAAGCTGAAGCTAATACTCAAAGAAGACAGCAAACAGCCTTAACAAACGCTTCTAATGTTTTTCAAATGGATATGGCTCAATTTAATTCTGATCAACAAATAGCTTTATCTAATAGTAGATTCTTACAAACTGTAGGATTAACAGAAGCTAGTAATGAACAACAGGCAACTATTCAACGAGCTGTACTTTTATCACAGACTAATTTAGCTGAAGCAGATGCAATTACGAGATTAACTGCACAGAATGCTCAAGCTTTTTTACAAATGGATATGAGTAATTTATCTAACGAGCAACAAGCTAAAATGTTTACTGCTCAATCAGAACAGCAAGCTATGTTAAGTAATCAAGCTGCTACAAACGCTTCTAGGCAATTTAATGCTACAAGTGAAAATCAAACAAATCAATTCATGGCTAATTTATCTACACAAGTTTCATTAGATAATACTAGGCAATCAAATGCAATGGAGCAATTTAATGTACAGCAGACTAATTTACAAGCTGCTCAAGATGCGAATAGAGCTGCTGATGTTGCTAAATTAAATGCTCAACTTGAAACACAAATTGATCAATATAATGCTCAACAAGAGTTTACTAAAAATCAATGGAATATTCAAAATGCACAGGCAATTGAACAGGCTAATACTCAATGGAGAAGGCAAGCTAATACAATTAATACAGCAGCACAGAATGCAATTAATCAACAGAATGCACAAAATGCTTTTGGTCTGAGTTCACAAGCTCAAGCTTTTTTATGGCAAGAACTTAGAGATGAGGCAGACTTTGCATTTAAAAGAGATGAGAATGAACTACAACGTAAGGCTTCTTTAACAATAGCTGCTTTAGGTAATGATGGTTTAATCTATAAAGGTAGAAATATTGATCAAGCTCTAAGATCGGCAATGGGAATATTAAGTGGTTATTCAGCTCAACCCAAAAGTTTAGTAGATGATGGGCCTGATATTAGATAATAACGGAGAATAAAAAATATGTTTAAAAAATTATTTAAAAAAATTGGTAAAAAAATTAAAAAAATAGGTAAAAAAATTGGTAAACCTTTTAAAAAATTAATGAAAACAAAACTTGGTAAAGTTATTGGTACTATTGGTATGATGATGATAGGAGGATGGCTAATGCAGGGGGCGAAAAGTTTTGTTGGTGGTTTGTTTGAAGGACAAGGAGTAGGTAAAGCTTTTGGTAATGCTATAGGTGAAATGGGTAACGCAGTTCAAACATCGTATAATAATATTACTGAGGGAATAACAGATTTGTTTGGAGGAGAAAAAAATGCTGCTAGTAATGCAAAAAAAACTGCAAAAAAAATAGCAGAAGAAGCAGGTAGTGCTGCTACAAATGTTTCTCCTACAAATGTTTCTCCTACAAATGTTTCTCCTACAAATGTTTCTCCTACAAATGTTATTGACCAAGCTAAGAACACAACAGTAGATGGTTCAATTAGAACTGCAGGAGAGATTACTCCTAGTGGAAATATAGTCGGACAAGATATTAGAGAAGGTAGAATAGGTAAAATTGTAAGTAAACCAGAGACTTCATCATTATTAAAACCTGAAGGTGTAGATTTTGCAACAGATTTATCTGTTGATATAACTCCAGATTTAACTTTTGCAGGATCAGCTGATTTAACAACTACTCCAAAACTTCCTTTTGAAGCTCAAGGAGGTAAAATTCCTATGAATGTTTCATCAGTCTCAGATATTAAACAACCTAACTTTTTCCAAAGAAATTTTCCAAAGTTATCAGAAATGTATGGGAAAGCAGATACAGGAACAGAATTTGTAAAAGATGTTATGGGGTATGAACCTTTTAAAAATATAGAAGGTCTTCCTAAGTTTGTAAGAAATACAAATATAACAGAGATGAAGGCTGTTCATAGTTTATTACAAAAACCTGAAATACCTTATGTCCAAGGTTCTAGTGATATGTCAGGTGCAATATCTTCATTATCTGAGAATACAGGAAGAATATTTGAAAGTATGCCTATGGATGATTTAATGTCTCGTACACAAGTTCCAAGTCCTTCTACTTTTGGAACTGCAGATGCTTTAAAAAGACTAAGGCAAGCTAATTTTATATATGATACAACATTAATGGGTACTGCATAGGAGAGATAAATGTCAATAAATACAGATGAATTAATAAATATAGATGCAATAGGAGGACGTACTCCATTTGAAAGACCTATTTCAGGTCAATCATTAACAAATAGTCCAGATAGTAGATACCCTTGGGAACAGCCTCCTATTTATACTGATTTAGTAAATGCTATTACTTCAATAGTTGCTGACTCATATGAAAAAGAAACATATGAAATGATTGCATTATCATTAGCAGATGGAATGCCTGTAGGAGATTTAGCTGCTATGATTTTACAAGTAGGCTTTCAAGAAGGTAAGTGGAATCCAGACTTAATGGTTTTACTTATAGAACCAACAATGTATATACTTGCAGCTATTGCAGAACAATGTGGTGTTGATTATCTTTTGTACCGAGGGGATTCTTTTGATTCGTATGATGAAGATGATGAAGAGAATGAAAAAAATTCTATAAAAGCTTTAAAAAAAATAAAAGAAAGTAGTAAAGAAAAGTTAAATTTTAAAGATTTAAAACCAAATAAAATTAGTGATGAAGCTTTGCCTGAAGAGATTAAAGATATGATTGAAACATTTGAACCACCTAAAGAAATTATAAGTTTATTAGAAAGACGTAAAAAAGAAAAAAATACTAGTTTATTAGAGAGGATATAAAATGAAAAATAATATAGACCCAAGTAAAATGACTTCTCCCGAGTATGGAGCTGCTTTATTAAAACAAAGACAGCAAGATATTGCTGATTATCAGGAACAAATACAGTCTGATAGGAAAAGAGATAATTGGTGGAGAATTTTTGGTGGTATAGATACTTTACTAAAAGATAGAGCAAGTAGAAATATAAACGAAAGAGTTAATAGTTCTGATCCTATTATAGCTAGAGAAAAAGCTGAAATAAAAAAATATAATGAAGAGTATAATGCACAAAAAGGATGGAGGGATTCTATAGATGGTATAGGTTTAGAAGGGTATGCTCAACAAGAGGCAGATAAATTTTTAAAAGCAGGAAAGTATAGTAATATTGCTGACGATTTAGCAGGCTTACAAGCAATAAATGATGATTTATATAAAAAGTTTGTTGCAGACAGAAACTTAGTTGCTAAATATAAATTACAACAATACAAGGCTAATAAAATTTCTAAAGGTATAAATGAAGAAGAGTATTTAAAAAACTTAATGGATTGGAGAAGAGGTCCAAAAGATGCAGGTGCTATACATGAGCTTGCTAAAATATTTGGTATTAGAAAAGATAAAGCAGAAATGGCTTTAGAAGATTTACTTGATCCAAATGGTGTTAAATATAGTGAGGAGTTAATTGCAAATAAAGTTGGTTTAGAAAAGCTATTAACTGCAAAAGATGAAAATGGTGACTTAATTTGGAATAAGGAAGAACAAGAAAGATTAAGGGAAGCTTTGGTTGGTTTTGGTGATATAGCTGCTCTTAGAAAAATTGACGAAACTGAAAAACTTCAAAATGTATACAATGCATTTAATGCTCCAATGACTTCTGTAATAAAAAGTGTTACAGAAAAAACTCCTTATGGTACAAGACAAAATGTTGTGTATACAAATAATGATGGAAGTTATCAAAATATAGTAAATGGTATAGTTGTTCCTAAAACTAAAGCTGAGATAGCCAAGGCTGCCCAAATAGTTTTAGGAGGAATATCTAGTGACTTAGCTATAGCTGCTAAAGCTAGCGGAAAAGAAGTAACTAGAGAACAAATATTTGACGTATTTAAAAAAGATAATTATGATTTATATGTCAAAACATATGCAGTAGCTCCTGATTTATTTCCTAAAGGATATACAATTCCTACTTTATCTGATGATGATAAACTAATGGCAGAGGGAGCTATGGTAGATTTAACTACAGAGAAACTTGGAACATCAGATACTGGCTTCTTTAAATCTTTTAAAGAAACTTGGATAGACCCTGAACCTGATCAACTAGATACAAACCAAACAATATTATACGATAATTTTCTTAGTGGTGTTGCTGAAAGCACAAAATATTATATGCGATTAGGTTATGATAGTGAAAAAGCTTCGAAAATTGCTTATGTAGAACAAATTCAAGGATGGGAAAGAACTAAAGGTAGTGGGTTTAGGAGTGAAGATGTATGGAATTACAAACGACAAGCTGCTGGAACTTTAAAAAGAGGACCTACTTCCACATCAGAGAAAGTAACTACTACTACTACTTTAAATAATTCACCAGTGTCTGCTTCTGATGGAAGTTCTACAGTTTTCAATACTGGAACAGTAGAAAAAAGAAAGTCGACTGTAGAAAATCTTAAAAATAATTCTCAGTTTATGGAAGTGTATAGGAGCGTTGATTTTAAAACAAAGAATAGAATGCTAGATTCTGCTGCTGCAAACTCAAATGATAAAGTTAGAGTTTCTATGGAAGATTTTGTAGAGGTTGGAGAGTCAGAAAGGCTTCTTGATGAAACCAAAGGTTATATATCTTGGACTGGTACTCAGTTTGAGCAACTAGGAGTTGCTGCTGTATTTACTGGGATAGTGGGAGGTAAACAAAGACAAATGACATTTGATGATGTTCCTGAAGGACCTATTAAAGATTTAATTAGGGAGAAAGCTACTAATATGTATACTATATATGCTTCAAATGTAGATGAAGAAGTTGATGTTTCTGATCCAGATAAACTATTTAAAGGTTCTTTTCATCAAGAGTATGGTTTCATTCCTGCCGTAGTTGAAAGGTGGTTAGGAGGAAGTACTGGAGATACTAGAGCTAAAACATGGAATCAACCTAAATTAAAGGTAGATAATTTAGTAGATATAGCAGGTTATTCTTTCTTAGGAATAACACAAGGAGATTCTCCTTTAGCTCGTCAATTTTTAATTGATGCGATGAAAGATGCTATGCCTACAGAAGAAGATAGGCTTATAGCTGCAAAAAGAATTTTACCAATTAAAACTTAAAGTATAAATATGTCTAACAGATTTAACGAATTTGATTATTTGTTTTCTGATACAGAAGAAGCAAACACTCAAGAATATCCTCTTATTAATGAAGAAATAGAAGAACAAGATAAAGAAGATAAAGAAGTATACAATGAATTTGATTATTTATTTTCAGAATCTTTTGATTCACCTATAGACATACCTGAACCTTTATCAGGTCCTGAACCTTCTTTTTTACGTAAATTCGATTATGGGTTAGAGCAAGAACAAACAATATTTGGTAATCTTGCACAGACTTTTATGGCAGGGGCTAAATCTTTAACTAATAAAGGATTAACTTTTAGAGCTGCTTTAAGAGAATCTGAACGACAAAGGCAAGAAGATATATTTAAAGAGTATCCTGAATTTAAAAACAGACCAGAAGATGCTGCTGTTATAGCAGGAAGAATTTCTCAAGCTTTAGCTGACCCATTACCTTGGCTTGTTCCTTGGACTAAGATTGCTCAAGGAGGTAGAGCAGCAACTGTAGGAGCAGGTGCGTCTTTTTCTGTTGGTGATGTAGCATTAAGAGAAAAAGTTTTGTATGGAGAAGTAGACCCTACTAGTGTTTTAATGGCAGGTGTGTTTGGTGGAGGAGCAACTTATGGTGCAGATGTTATAGCACGTAAATTTAGAAAACCAGACACAGTTCTAGATGTAGATGTTGTAGATTCGTCAGGAAATGTTAAAACTTTACCTAGTAAAATAAAAGATGAACCTGAATATGTAGCAACACCAGAAGAACAAATTGTAGTAAGAGAAGTAGGTGAAGAAAGATTAAATATTAAATCAAAAACTCAAGAAATTTTTGGTAGTGGTCCTGATTCATATAAAGTTGTTAAGAATGCTAGTTTAAAAATAGCAGCGTATGAAGAATTAGATTCGCCTTTAAAAATAACAAAACGTATAAATGAATTAAAAAAATTAGGTGTTAATGTCTCTCGGAAACAATTAGAAAGAGAAGCAGCATTAAGAAAAGTAGAAGCAGCTAAAGCTGAAAAAACCTTAAGTTCTCAAACAAAAAAATTAATTCAAATGGCTTCTGATAATGCAAAAGAAACATTAGAGGATTTAGAAAAAATAGGAACTAAGGTAACTTTAAGCGATGGGTTAATTAGGAAATTTGTATATGAAGGAACTAGACCTCTTTTCGGAGGAGTAAGTGGTGCTATAGCAGGATCATATCTTGGTGAAGATGATGATGAGATGTTAATGTATACTTTCATAGGTATTGGTGCAGGGTTAGGAGCATGGCAAGGACAAGTACAACGTAGTAAATTTTTAACTAATAAACAAAAAGTACTTATTAAAGATACACTAGATCAAGAAGCTAGGTTAACTATTCGTACATGGCTTAAAATAAATACAGCAGGCACACATGCTGCACGTTTAAATGCATGGGGAGGAGCATCATCTTTGTTTAGTAAGCTTATGTATAAACAGATGGGAGCTTCTTTAACAACTGTAGGTGCTATGCCCGTTGAGCAAAGGGCACTATCAAATGCAGGTAAGTTATTTAATATTATACATAAAGATGTTTTAAGAGATGTACCTAGAGAAATGTTAGAAGATGTTGGTAAATTTAGAAATGGTTTTACAACACTAGATGATCTAGCAAAGAAATATAATCCTGAAGAACTGACAATAATTCAACAAGCTTCACAAAAGATTAAAGATTTTACAGATGAGTTAGGAGGGGCTGTATCTGAAGTAGGTATAGATTTTAAACTTTTAGAAAATTATGGTCTTACCCAAATGTGGGATTGGGATAAAATTGCTAAAAATTCAGATTTGTTCGGCTATAGATTAAAAGAAGCATGGGCTGTTCAAACATATAAATTAGACCCAACAGATACAGATGCTATAAGAAAAGCTATTGAGGAAGGTGGCGAGGCTTTTGATAATAAAGTCGCTGATGTAATGTTAGGTTTAACAGGAACAAGAGCCACAACTGCATTTGATGAGTCAGGTAATGTTGTTATACCTTTGTTAAAAAACTTTGAAAAAGGTCGTGTAATCACAGATCAAAATGCTCGTGTAATGTTACAAGATTATATTATAAATGATCCTAGTCAAACATTGGCTCATTTAGTTAAACAGACACTACCTAGTTATGAGTTTGCTAAAACTTTTGGACCTAAAGGAGAACTACTTAAAACTATAGAACAAGAAATAAAAAAGAAATACTATCCATTACGAACAGTTAAAAGAACTCCAGCAAAGTTAGAGCAGAAAGAAATACAACATATTAAAGATAGTGTTAATGCTTACTTTGGTTTGTATGGAAATAGATTAAGTAACGAGACTGGTCATGTAATGATGGCAGGGTTGGTATCATTAGCTAATAGTACTATGCTAACTCGTGTATCTATACCTAGTATTGGAGACTTAATACAACCTTTACAGAATAGTGGGTTTATGCCTGTTATAAAAACATATGCAGCAAAAGCAAAAGCAGGTAAACTTTTAGGAGGAAAGCAAGATACATTTTCGGCTGAGGGTTTAGGTATTAAATATCAAAATGTTTTAGAAAGTGAGTTAAAAGCTATAGGATTTGGAGTAGACCCCTCAAATAAAACAGGTAGATTTATAAGTGATTATAATGACTGGTTTTTTAGGGTTGTACAGTTAAAAAGAATTACTGATTTTGCAAGAGGAGCAGCTTATGATGCAGGAATATTTAGAGCTTATGATATAGCTAAACGAGTTGGTAAGGGTAAAAAAATATCACGAAGTTTACAAAATGAAATCAATGCTTTAGGATTAAAAAAAGATGAACTACTAAAAATATCTAAATTTAAAAATGCAAGAGAAGCATATGATAATGTAGAGACTAAACAATTTTTACATAAAGCAGGATTTAACTCTTCGGAAAGAGATGCGATTATACCAACTGTAGGTAATAGATTGCTTTTTGCACAATCTAATAATCCATTGGTCAGATCATTAGGACAGTTCTTATCATGGGCACAAGCTAAAACAACACAAACAAATGCTTTAATAAGTAGAATTGAAGATGGTGATGCTGCTTTAGCTTTAAGAATGTTAGCTGCTATAAGTATATACGGAGGCGTAAGAGAAATGCAGATTGCTTTTAGTCCTTCTGAGTATTATAAAGATGAGTCTAATGTTCCTGAACGATGGTCAGCTAAATATGCGTTAGAAGCTATGAAATTATCAGGTAACGTAATGCCTTTCCAAGCAGAAAAACTACTTAGTCTTATTTCTGGTCCGGGTTCTAGTGAAGGTTTAGGAGGAGCAATACCTTCATTGGCATTAACAAATGATTTAATAAAATTAGTTCCTAATGTTACCTCAAATTTATATCAAGGAGACTTTGAAGGTGCGTTATCAGACACAATGGATGTTGCACCTTTTGGAAAAGATATTAAACATTTATTATCAGGCGATTTCCCTATACAACCTATAGAGATTTATGATATTAAAGATAAGCCTAAAAGTTCTGGTAAAAGAAAAAGAAAAAGAAGGCAATACGCAGAAGGGTTAGAAGTAGAAGTACCAAATGCTAAAGAAAAACCAGAAGAAAGAATTAATCCTTTTACTGGCGAGCCTTATACTGCTTTGTACTACAATGGTGGTGCAGTACGTAAGCAATATAATGATGGAGGAAGTGAAGGTAAAAAAGAAGGTAACATAGTTAAAAGGGCTTTAGACGAAATAGAAAATAATTTAACTAGAGATATAAAAGAAAACCCTAACTATTATGAAAAGAAAAGAAATATTTTAAACAGAAACCCATTAAATATTGTTAAAAGTAAAACTAAATGGAATAATAAATTATCAGATGAAAACAATACTGATTCTACTTTTGAGCAATTTCCAACTTTATTTGATGGTACAAGGGCAGGAGTTTTAAATGTCCACTCAAAATATATTAAACCCCAAGACGCTTTAGGAGGTAGAAGGGCTGTTAGTATTAGTGATATGGTAGATGTTTTATCTCCTGCTAAAGGTGATCTAAAAGAATTTGAACATATGGATGAAGAAAATCCTAATAATCCTAATTTTAAAAACTATATTGCTAATAGAATGGGAGTAGGAGTTAACGATAAATTAAATTTTGAAGACCCTACAATTATGAAAAATTTTGTTATAGCTAAAACAGGGTTTGAAGGAGATAACTATAAACTTGATGATACTTTAACTAGTTATGCAGTTCAAGATGCTTTTAACTATAGACAAAAAACAGGAAGGTATGGTCAATTTAATGGAATAAACTTGACAAATTAATAACAGGCACTATAATGGTATTGTACACAGAAGAACTATTAGAAAGGTGTTACAGACAATACTGCTTAAACCAAATTAAGCATAATACAGCTTTTATAAAATTAGAAGATTTCAGATTGATGTTTGAAGATTTAATGAAAGAAGTTTATAAGGAAGAAGAATGAAACTAGGTGGAATATTAAAGAATGTCGTAGGTGCAGTAGCTCCTACATTAGGCTCTGCATTAGGTGGGCCTATGGGAGGAATGGCAGCTAATATGATAGCAGATGTATTGGGAGTTCCTAATACACCAAAGGCTATTGAGAAAGCTGTACAGAATGCTACACCTGAACAGATGTTACAGCTGAAAAAAGCTGAACAAGACTTTGAGTTAAAGATGAAAGAGCTTGAAGTAGACGTATTTAAATTAGAAGTAGCTGACACGCAAGATGCTAGAGGAAGATTCAGTAAAGACTGGACAGCACGTATTATGGGCGTAGCTACATTAGGTGGTTTTTTAGGGTATATCTTTTTAGTTACTCTACAACCACCAGAACAGAACAGCGAAGCTCTAATAAACTTAGTGCTTGGTTATCTAGGTGGATTAGCCTCGGCTGTAATCAGCTTCTATTTTGGAGCTTCACATAAACAGGAGTAATAATGGAAAATTTAATAGGATTTATAATCATTGCTGGTATCGTAGGATATGTTATCTACAGAAAAAAACCAGAGTGGTTTGAGAAGATTTTAGGCTTAATTAAAAAGTCTAAATAGAGTCTATTTAAGACTCGATAATTACTAGATAGAGTTCGATATATCTAGTAATTAAAAACTCTCTTAGAATGGCTCTATGAGCGTCTAAGAGGTATACATAACTTGCTTAATAATAAGGAGAAAAATTATGGTTATTAAGAATAACTTGGTGGACTTTTATTCACCCTCATTTACATCTATGTTCGTTGGATTTGATAGATTGTTTGACAGTTTATCTAAGGCTACTGAAATATCAGTACCGACATATCCACCTACAAACGTAAGTAGAGATGGAGAGAACTACACTATCGAAATGGCTCTCGCAGGGCTAGACGATAACGACATAGAAGTTGAAGTACAGGAAAGAACTTTAACAATAATGCACGAATCGTCTGAAACAAAGGAGGAAGGCAAACTCTTTAAGGGAATTGCCCAACGCTCTTTCAGACGACAATTTAAGTTGGCTGATGACATTGAAGTCGTTGGTGCAACCTTGAGGAATGGTCTTCTACGTATTAACTTAACTAGGTTTATTCCAGAAGAGAAGAAGCCTAAACAAATTAAGATTGAAACTTAGATGAAATCAGTTCCCTTATGGCTGGACGATGGTACAATACGCAAGAGGAGATTGAGGAAGATAAAGAGGAGAAGAGATACGGACTTAGCCGTACTCGTAGGCATAGGCTCATTATGCACATTCTTTTTGTTTACCTTATAATTGATATAATTGCAGACTTTACATAATTTTGAAATCACGATAGAGAAGTGTAGGATTAATGCACCCAAAAAAAGGTAAAGAGAAAACAATTAAAGATATTATTACTAATATGGAAAGCATTCATAATGGTCGTTGGAACTGGTATCAAGATCAAAAGGAAGAAGAACCTAAAAAATCCAGTCATTACGAAGGTTGGTTTTGGGATTCTGATACTAAATCCTTTAAAAGGTGGGAGGACTTAAAGTTTAATGGATAGTGTGATAACATTAATCAATGAGGTTGGTGTTCCAGTAGCAGGACTTTTAGGACTAGGGTGGTTACTTTGGCAATTGCTGTCAAAGATAATGGGAACTATTGAACAGAAGATAGATGCAACTGATGCTTCAATAAATGCTAAACAAGATGCTATGGAAGAAAGAATAACTTCTAAGTTAGACGCACAACATGGGATGATTGTTGCTTTAATAGATAGGATTAGAGCAGTTGATAATCAAACAATCAGGCAGGACATACTTTTAAAAACTTTATTAGGTGTACCAAATCTAATAGAGATAGATAAAGTAGCAAAAGCAGACAGAGATGACCAGAGGAAAGATTAATGGATAGTACTAAATGGATATGGATAATAAGCTTAGTCATGGTACTAAGTATTTTTGCACTTAATATAAACGCAGATGAGATAGTACATAAGTTTAAGAATCCTTCCTTTAGTGGTAACAACACCAGTTCACATTACCTTACTATAGAGAACCAAGAGTTCAATCGTAAGGAAGCATTAAAGGCAGAGATCAAAGCCCTTAAAGAAGCTGCAGAAAGAGAGGAAAATAATACAACACTTGCAAGGTTCATTAGGAATCTTGAATCTCGTATCTATGCTCAGTTATCTAGACAATTAGTAGAGAACTTGTTTGGTGAAAATCCTAAGACAGAAGGTATATTAGAATTATTAGGAAATATAATTGAGTATTGGGTTGTCGATGGTATGATAACTCTAAAGATTACAGATGAAGATGGGAATGTCACGACTATTACTTTGCCTATTGGCGATTTCACTTTCTAGCTGTGCAGTAAAATATGATGAGTTACTAACAAGAGGTGGTATACCTGTTATTAGTATTCAAACTACTCAGATATTAGAACTACAGTCAGAAGAATTAAAGAACATTGAGCCTCCAATAAGAAGGCCTACTATAGCTGTATATCCTAATGGTTTTTCAGACTTAACAGGACAGAGAAAAAGTAACAGTCAGTTTGCATTGTTTAGTACTGCAATATCACAAGCACCTGATGCTTTCTTAATAAGAGCTTTGAAGCACGCAGGAAATGGTGAGTTCTTTCAAGTAGTAGAACGTATTGGTTTAGATAATCTTACGAAAGAAAGACAATTAATAAGAAGTACTAGAGAGAAATTTGAAGAGAACAAAGACCTAAAGCCCTTACTGTTTGCAGGGCTATTGGTCCAAGGTGGTGTCACAGCATATGATACTAACCTTAGAAGTGGTGGACTAGGAGCAAGATACTTAGGTATAGGCAGTAGCAAACAATACAGAGAAGATACTGTCACAGTCTCACTACGTTTAATATCTGTATCAACAGGTGAAGTGTTAATAGAAGTAACAACTGCTAAGACACTTCTATCTGTTGGAGTCTCGCAAGATGTTTTTCGTTTCATCGAGATGGGCACAGAGCTTGTTGAAATCGAGGGAGGTGTCGCAGAAAACGAAAGTGCTTCTATAGCTTTGCAAAAGGCAATAGAAGAAGCTGTTTTAAAAATGATTCAAATAGGTTTTGGGAGGAACTATTGGACTTATGAATAAATTTTTAACATTATGTTTAGTATTGTTAGTTGGATCAGTTTACGCTGCAGATAATGAAATATATGTAGATCAATCTGGTGCTACTGCTAATCTTGATTTAGAACAGCTAGGTTCAGGCAACATAATAGGAGGAACGGACTCTACTGCAGGTGATTTAACTGCCTTAGATTTGGATGGAAATACTATGACATTAGATATTAATCAAATAGGAAGTTCTAACAAATTCTTAGGTGATATATTAGCTAATACGTTTACAGGCTTCTTTGAATTTGATGGAGACTCTAACGTATTTAATATTCAAGTTGATCCTACTGATACATATGGTGCTGATAGTGGTAACTTTAATGTAGATGTAACTGGAAGTAGTAATGATTTTACACTTAATGTAGGTACATCTGCAATGGCAAGTACGCTAGACTTAGACTGGATAATTCAAGGTGACAGTAACGAATTTGATTTTGATATAGATTATGATTCAGCGACTAACTACGTTGACGTAGATGGTGATTCTAATACTGTTACGTTTGATGCTGATGGTTATGCTAATGGGTATTTCTATCTAGATCATACAGGTAACGACAGAACATTTAATATACAACAACAGAGTTTATTAGCACGTGATTGGCTCAAGATACTTTCTACTGGTAGCAATGGTACTATTTGTGTCATCCAAGACGATGATGGCACAGCAGTCGGATGCTAACATTGGAGACATAACAGAACTAAACGGAACTGCACAAGTTCTACGAGATAAGGCTTATGGTGCTGAACTTGATTTTGATGTTCAACATCTTGATGATGTTCGCACCTCTGCTGGAAGACTCGCTATAACCTTTCTGGACAACAGTAAGGTCAGACTTACTGAACATTCTAAACTTGTCATAGATGAATATATCTATGATCCTAATCCAAGCAAATCTAAAATGGCTCTTACGTTTGCTAGTGGTACTGCTAGATTTATAACTGGTGGTCTCGGTAGAATTAACAAAGAGAACATATCAATACAAACCCCAACTGCCAGCATCGCAATACGTGGTACAGATTTCACTTGTACTGTAGATGAACTCGGCAGGTCTTTAATAATTTTATTACCTGATGAAAATGGTTTAGCTAGTGGAGAGATTACAGTCTCTACTGCTATGAGTACTGTTGTGCTCAACAAACCTTATCAAGCTACAACTGTAACAGTCTTTGAAAGCTCTCCAAGTAAACCTGTAATATTAGATTTAACTCTAGACATTATAGATAATATGCTTATTGTAACTCCTCCAAAAAAGGAACAGGTTATACAAGAAGAAGGTACAGCTCAATCATCTAATGTATTTTTAGACTTCAATGATTTAGATATAGATTATTTAAATGAAGATTTCTTAGATGCAGAGGCTGAATTAGAATTCTCAGAATTAGATATAAACTATTTAGATGTAAACTTCTTGGAAGATTTATTAGATATAGTTTCAGAATTAGATATGATTGAAGCTGAAGATGAGTTGGCTAGAGATGCGTCAGGTATTAGTGTACAAGGTACATCAATCGGTCAGGACATGGAGACTCAGATAACTACCTTAATACAAGGACAAACTATTAGTTTAAGAAGAAGCGTAAGTGAATCAGTACGTTTAGACTTAGATGGTTCTGGAAGTTATACAGTTATATTTATACAGGATGGAGTTACTAAAACTATTACAGTTAATGGTGGTAGCTCTTCAACAATTACAATTACACAAGGATCAGGCTAATGAAGAAATTACAACTACTAGGTTTATTATTAATATTAGGAATACCTTTCGTATCAAACTTCACACCTTTAGAGATGATGAAGTTAAAAACATTTGACAAGTTTGTTAAGACTCCAGAACCTTCTAATCATTTTGTTATATTAAATATTACAGAAGATGACGTAAAAAGAGAAGGTGGGTATCCCTTACCAAGACAAAGACTGGCAGAAATACATTTAGATATATTAAATTCTGGAGCACTAGGGGTAGGATATGTTATCTCTTTCTCAGAGCCTGATAGACAAGGAGGTGATCAAGACTTCGCAAGGGTTCTAAGACTACATCCTAGTGTTCTTTCTATGTTTGAACATGACAATGGTAACTATCCTCCTACTGTAGGTACAGTTATATTAGGTGATAACATAGGAGGTTACACAGCTAAAGGTGTTGTAGAGAATATAGATATTCTTAAACAAAGTGCAACACAAGGTATAGCTTCTGCTCCTATAGATGTCGATGGATTAGTTAGAAGACTTCCTTTACTAATGCGTACTCCTGATGGATGGGTAGCATCTGTAGGCACACAGATATTAAAGGTTATGGCTAATGCAGATACGTATGTAATTAAAACTAATCCTAATGGTATAGAAGAAATAAGAGTAAAAGGATTGCCTCCAGTACCTGTTGATTCATTAGGAAGAAAGTGGATTAGTTGGATTAATACTCCTCAAACTACATTAGAAGAGATGGATGTTGAGAATAAATTTGTTATAGTTGGAGTAACTGCTAATGGAGTAATGCCACAACTTAGTACTCCAGTTGGATTGCTTGAACCTCATAAAATTCAAGCTGCTTTAGCTGAATCAATTTTAGTACAAGACAGCCCTTATATACCTGATTACAGTAAAGCTTTAGAGTTGTTTATATTTACTTTATCTATTGTTTGTATTTGGATATTCTTAAATAATTTAGGTATAACTTTAGGACTTTTAGTTAGTGGTACTATTTGGATTGCTACAGGGATTTTAGGAATGTACTTAATTAGACGTGGAATTTTAATAGATGTAACGTGGACATTATTATCACAATTTGTTACAGCTGCAACAGCCTTCTATTTAAATTTTAGAATTCAATTTAAGTTGAGACAGCAGATTAAGAAACAATTTGAACATTACCTTGATCCAAGACAGGTTAAAAAACTACAAGACAATCCAGACCTTTTAAAGTTAGGTGGAGAAAGAAAGCGTTGTACTTATTTATTTACAGACGTAAGAGGATTTACAGCTATGTCGGAGAAGTTAGAGCCAGAAGAAGTTACTGAGATAATGAATGTAGCTCTTACTATACAAGCTGATGCTGTTAAGAAACATGGTGGTATGGTAGATAAGTATATAGGAGATGCAATGATGGCTATCTTTAATGCTCCTATGGACCTACCTAATCACGAACAGAAGGCTGTAGATTGTGCGATAGAGATTCAACAGAACATAAAGAATATAAACTTAGGAGTTAATATAGGTATAGGGATTAATACTGGCGATGCTATCATTGGGAATATGGGAAGTGATGATAGGTTTGACTATACAGCTATAGGTGATGCTGTAAATGTAGGAGCTAGAACTGAGTCAGCTTGTAAAGAAGCAGGAGCAGACTTACTTATAACTAAAGCTACTATGTCTAACTGTAATAATAAGTTTAAAGAACTTAAACCTATTAAAGTTAAAGGTAAGTCTAAACCTCTAGAAATCTATACTATTAAATAGCAGAGTTCAAAGCATCTAATTCTGTTTCTAATTCATTATGAATATTATGGATTCTTTGTCTACCTTCTCTAATTACAGTTTGTATTATTTTTAAATCTCTACCTTTAAAAACTTTATTTGCATCTTCTAACGGAAGCCCTCCAACTTCTGTTACTAAATTACCTTTAGTATCAAATAAGACACGAAACGATAATATGTTCGCTTCCTTTGCTTTCATATTTATATCTCCGTAAAGCTAATCTTTTCTTGTTTACCTCTAAGTCCTGCTTTCATATACGCAGTTGCTCTACCTTCAAAGAAGTTCTGATGTTCAACACCAAGTACTTCATCTAACCAAGGTAAAGGATTCTCTCGTTGATCAAAGTTAGTTTTTAATCCTAACTGTAACAATCTTCTATCAGCTATATAACGATTGTATGCATACATATCTTTCTTTGTAAGCCCTTGCATATCTCCCATTTCAAATACGAGGTCGAGGAACTTATCCTCTAACTCAACCATTTCTCTACATATATCATAGAGTTCCTTCTTGAATTTATCTGTCCATATATCCAAGTTCTCTTTTATAAATTCTCTAAACAGTTGTGTCATAGCTTCAACGTGAAGTGACTCATCACGTATAGAGTATGTAACAATCTGGCCCATACCTTTCATCTTTCCAAATCTAGGAAAGTTTAATAAGATTGCAAAGCTACTAAATAATTGTAGTCCTTCTGTAAAAGCTGAATAGACTGCTAAAGTTTTAGCTATTGCTTTCTTATTTTTTAATGTAGGTTTAAAACTATTTACGTAATCATGTTTATTAGACATCTCCTCATACTCAGCAAAGGCTTTATATTCTATCTCAGGCATACCTACTGTATCTAATAATAAACTATATGCGTGTTGATGTATGGATTCCATATTGGCAAAGGCTGTCATCATCATTCTAGCTTCAGGTTTCTTGAATATTCTCATATACTTATCTATATAACCTGAACCCACATCTACATCTGATTGAGTAAACAATCTAAATATCTGTGTTAATAAATTCTTTTCTTCATTACTAAGTTCCTGCCAGTCCTTTACATCTGTGTGTAGTGGTACTGATTCAGGAAGCCAATGCATTTGGTTTTGTTCTACATACTTATCAAACATCCAAGGATGATCAAAAGGTTTATAGTAATCTCTATTACTTAGCAGACTCATTTTCTTGCTCCTTCAATTCTTCATATTTATCTAGTAACCACAACCAATAGAGTTGTGTGTATTCTTTTTCTTCTAAATGCTTACTCTGTCTAGTATTGTTTTCATCACAATAATCTAACCACATCCTTCTACAAAACTGTTTAAAAGATGTATTTGCCATTAGAAATGATCTCTTAAAGCTTTTAACTTTTCTTCAGCACTTGTTAAGTTGTCTAGTAACTTATCCATGTCCTCTATTATATGTGGATGTTCTCCTACTCCTACACTAACTTCAAAGTAATTATCTAATTCAGCTTTAGCTATAGCTATATCAGCTTCATACTTTTTATGTAGTGCATCAAATTTAGTTTCTCTTCTTGTATCTTGACTCATAATTATCCTTCACAACTTAGACATTCTATGTCTTCTAATTTAACTCTTGGAATCTTTACATTAACATTCTCTGCATTACGAGCAGCATTTGATCTAAAGTAATATAAAGACTTTAACTTATTAACACCATACCAATGAACATCATTTACATACTGTAAGTATTCATCATGTACTTCTTGAGACTCGGTAGCTTTTGGCATATTAAAGAAAAGGTTTACACTTTGACTTTGACATACGTATTGTTGTCTCATGTGTGCGTGTTCTACTAAATAGATTTGATTAATCTCAGGTGCTGTTTTAAATATTTCTTTTTCTTCTTCTGTTAAAATATCTAAATGCTGAACAGAACCATCTGACCCTGCTATATCTTTCCATATCTTTTCTCTTTCCTGTACATTAATTCCTTTCTTCTTGAGTAGCTTTTCTAGAAATCTATTTCTGACTTGGTAGCTCCCGGATAAAGTTTTGTGCGTATATACGTTAGCACGATATGGCTCAATACTAGGGGAAGTACCACCACATATAATACTACTACTGGCATTAGGAGCAATAGCCAAAAGATGAGCGTTACGATGCCCACTACCATGTATATCAGGAGCTTCGCCACGTTCATCAGCAAGTCTTTTTGTAGCTTCCAAAGCTTTGTTCTTGATCTCTGAAAAGATAATGTTGTTATTACTCGTTGCGAAGAGCCCATTAAAAGGTAGTGCTTTGCTTTGGAGAAAAGCATGAAAGCCCATCGCTCCAAGACCCACCGACCTCTCTCTATATGCAGAATAAGCTGCTTTAACCATTCCTTCTTTTTCTTCTCTGACATAATTTTTAAACCTCTTAAAGTTTGCATTGTATCCACCTAATCCTGAAGTGTCTACAATCGCTTCGATAAAATGTTCTAACACATTATCAAGCATAGTTATTAAATCATCTATAAACTTATCGTCCTTCTTCCATTTATCGAAGTATTCTAAGTTTACACTCGATAGACAGCAGACAGCAGTACGTTCTTCATTCGTAGGTAATACTATCTCTGAACATAAGTTACTCTGTTTAATTTCTAAACCTAAGTCCTTTTGTTCTTGACGTAACTCTTGATTACATCTGTCTATATTTATTAAGTATGGCTCACCTGTTTCTGCTCTGGCATTTAACAGTTGCCACCATAAATCTCTAGCACTAACAGTCTTAACAGCTTCCCCTGTCTTAGGATCAATTAATCTCCAGTCATCATCGTCCTGTACTGCTCGTAAGAATTCGTCTGTTAGATTAACTGCGTTGTGTATATTTAAATTCTTTCTATTTATATCTCCACCAGATTCTTTACGCATGTTAATAAACTCTTCTATCTCTGGATGGTCTATATCAGAATAAGCTGCATAACTTCCACGTCTTGTTGTGCCTTGATTAAATGCTAACATCTCTGCATCTACTACGTGCATAAAAGGTATTGATCCAGTAGACCTAGAACCATGTCTAGTAGCTACTCCATTACTTCTAACCTCTCCCCAATAGCCACCAATACCTCCACCTGAACTAGCTAACCATATGTTCTCGTCATAATGATCAGACAATCCTCGTCTACTATCAGGTACATAATTTAAAAAACAGCTGATAGGAAGTCCACGAGTAGTACCACCATTAGATAAGATAGGAGTACTAAACATAAACCAAAGATCAGAACTGTATTCGTAAAGTCTTTGAGCAAGTTCAAAATCAGTTTCTCCTTTATAAGTTGCAGCAAATACTGCAGCTCTTGCAAAAGCTTCTTGTGCATGAGTCTCATTCTCCCAAAAGTATCTGTCTTGTAAAGTATCTAAACTAAACTTATCCAGTTTCTTTTCTTTATTATAATCTATTACTATTCCTAAATAAGGCTTCTTGCCAACTTTATCTTCAATCATTCCCTTTCTCTTCTAATGTTTCTATTAATCTTTTATCATACCATTCAGCTTTTAGTAAGTCCTGAACACCATTCTTATATCTAAATCTCCATCTATACTTCAAAGAGTTACCACGTAAGTACCCAATAAATTCTTCAGTACTTAACATAGCTCTGATTGCATCTATACACTCTATCTCTCCTTGATTGTAATGCTTTGGATGATTCACTAAATCTTCTTTCTTTTTCTTAGTCATTAATGTAATACCTTTATTTCTCTTTCTTCTAATTCTAATTCTACTAGCTCGTGCATCTTTTCTAATACTTCAGTATCTATAGTATCTATATCATTACCATTAAATAAATAACTACCTACTATAGTAATTAAATCTTTTAAGTTAATACCATCTACGTTTATAAATTCTTCAGACATTTTCTGTATCTTTTAAAGTAATATTATTTATATTTATATTTTTTAAATTATATAATTTTTTAATTTTTTTAATAAACCATCTATAACTATAAGCAGATAATATAACTTTTCTATTAGCATAGATGTGTGTTTGATCTGGCATATACTTATCTAAATTTTCTACTGTAATATCCTGGTGCTGATCTTCTGGAATCATAGACTTTATCCAATCTACCATAAGTTCTTTAGCTCTTCTTCTTACGTGCTTTGCTTTTTTTGAATTCATTTGTTATCTCTTGTACTTTAGGTTCTTTAACAATAGTTGTAAAATAAGAAAGACCTTTAGCATACTTAAATATTCTTAATCCTTTACCATCATTAGTATCTTTATGACATTCAAACTTATGTCTACAATAAAAACATTCACGAGGTAGTTTCATATTACCTGCTACACCATCAGGTACAGGATCATAACATTTTTGGGGAGGTTCAGTAGCTTTTAAAGCTTTCTTAACTGTATTTATTTTAGTCTTTATATTAGGTTTGTCAAGCTCTTCAGGAATAAATAATGCTAATTCTCCTGTTTCTTTATTTAAAGCTAAGAAGCCTCCTTTACTTGTACCCATAGCTTCTTCGTAACTAGCAAGTTGAGCCATGTAACCAAAGCTATCCTGTTCAGCTAATGTTCCATCCCTAAACTTTTTAAATGAGAAACCAGACGCAGTTTTTATATCAACTACTTCTCCGTCTATTGTACAATCCATATGTCCTTTAACTCCATTAACAGTTACACTCCTTTGCTCGTCATCTACTTTATGTCCTGCTAACCTAACTAAGAATAAAACAATTTCTTCTAATATATGTCCGTATAAAAACTTAATAAAAGTTGGAGGAGTGATAGGGGTATTACTATCTTCCAAGTTCATATCATACCATAACTGTCTAGGTGGCCTTCCTATATTAGACATTCTTAAAGTGTCTGTACTATTTCTAGGTTCAGGGTGTGCCCAGCTTTTAAGAGCAGTCTTAATAGATTCTCCTAATTCGTCTATATCTTTATCAGATACGTCTAACTGTTTACCTTCTCCTAAGACAGATAACTTTTTATAGATGTCATCTACTAAGGTGTTTAGTTTCTTTTTACTCATGTTCTATGTTTAACAAACTTTAATTTACGAGTCTCGGCATCATAATATAAATACTGTACGCCTAACTTCTTTTGATGTTCAGTCCTTTTTCCTGTAGGTTTAAAATCTGTATAGCTTTTACCTTTCTTACTTCGATAAGACTTAACATCTATTAATGTTAACTCTCCTGTCTTAGATATAGCAATGAGATCAACACCTCCTGTACATCCACAGTTTCTAAATACTTCATAGCCATTATCCCATAACCAAGTGGTAGCATAATGTTCTGCCATGTCTCCTACTCTATTACCTTCAATGTGTTTCATATTATCTTCCTTCA